GAGAAGCACAGACTTTCATCAGCAGATTGCTGATATGGCTGATATTGATAGGAAGAGTGCAAAAACTATTAATCTAGGTTTATCTTATGGCATGGGTATTAAAAAGCTTGCTGGTGAGCTAAATATGGACTTAAATGATGCAAAGCAATTGTTTAATAAATACCATAGTAGAGTTCCTTTTATTAAGGCTCTAATTGATATAGCTACACAGAAAGCAGAGAAGAACGGATTTATTCGCACATTAATGGGCAGAAAGTGTCGATTTAATCTTTGGGTTCCTACGGAGTGGGGTGTTTTTAGACCCTTACCTAAAGAAGATGCAGAGAGAGAATATGGCACCGGACTACATAAAATTCAACGTGCGGGTACGTTTCGAGCCCTCAACAGATTAATTCAAGGGTCGGCTGCAGATCAAACCAAAAAATCAATGGTAGATTTAGCATCTGAAGGATTACTCCCTTTGATACAAATCCATGATGAGTTGGATTTTTCTGTTGAGGATGAGAAACAAAAGGCAAAGATTATAGAAATTATGCAATCCTCGGTTAAGCTCAACGTTCCTAGTAAAGTAGACGTTAGTGAAGGGCGTAACTGGGGAGAAGCAAGTGATTGATGCAAAACATAAAAAAGGTTTTTTAAATCATTGGAGAGCCATAGAGTGGCTGACAAAACATGAATACTACGTTTATAGTAATGTAAGCGGCCTTGGTCCTTGCGACTTAATCGCAATGGATATGGATGGCAACATAATCAAAATAGATGTCAAAAGCGAAAGCACCAGAAAATCAGGTAGATTTGCAGGTTATAAAATAAAAAGAATTTTATCTGATGCACAAAAAAAGATGGGTGTAAAATTACTCATGGTAAGTGATGAAGGAAAGTGCTACTTTTACAAGCATGATTAAAATATGGGTTTTATTTGTTTTTTTATCTTTACCTGATAGCCCAGGTATTAAACACATTAGTGAAATTACTTATTCAGAGCAAGAATGTTTAGTTAAGAAAGAACTTAAATCTGTCTTTACAGAGCAATGGGCATTAAAGAATGGTATTAAGCAATTTTATTATGAGGCTAAATGTGTACAAACTATGATGTTTGATCAATATAAAACTTAATCAATTAATTTATCTAATTTTTCGTTTATTTCTATAACTTGCACCTCTATTACTGATAATCTTGTATCAATTCGTAACATATCAAGATCTTTTATTTTAGATTCTAAAGCTGTTACACGGTTCGCGAGCATACCATAAGTGCTAGCTATACCTGCAGCTATAACAATGACCCATATCCAATCTCTTGTTGACAGCATTATTTTATTCCTAAACTTTTTTCAACTCTATCTATATACTTTGCAAATTCAGGAGTTTGATTCATTGCATAAAATTGCCTTCCTAAATTTAAATTTGAACTACCTGGTGTATTGGTAGAAGCAAACAAATCATCACTAGGAGATCTACCTCCGTAAAACATTTCATTTGTAAATGGAACATTAGTTTGAACCTCATTGTCCTTAAACAAAGATCCCTCGACAATATCCTCTGCAGTGTTTTTCTTAATATCAAAATCCTCTCGTAAATTAGCCTTAGTTGGTTCATCATCTTTCGTAAACATCTTAACAAAATCTTTTTTAAACTCTCCAGGAGCAGCTGTAAGTTGAGTCGTAAATCTATCAACTTCATCACCTAAGCCAGGCATAAATCCTTGAGGAAACAAACCGCTTGCAAATTCACCAACCTTATCTTTCGCACCGCCCATGGCTGATATAATGTTACCTAATAAAGTGTTTTGAGCTATAGCTTTAGGACCCTCCATCATAAATTGTTGCATTGGAAAACGTTGTGCATACGCTGCCATGTTAGTAGGGCTGCTTGTTCTAAAATCTTGAATTAAGTCTTGAAAAACATTCATTCCAGGCCTGTCTGGAGATGCCTGCAATTTTAAAACATCTTTTCTGTCTATTATGTTTTGTAAAATATCATCAGGGCCAGCGTACATCGCTTCTCTTGCTCTTGGATTAAATGTCTCTTGAGCCATGCTAACATTAAATCCAGAATCACGATCACCAGTTACGTTAAACTGTGGTTTTATATTACCTTGACTATCTTTAAACTCATCACCTAATTGTGTGATTTTATCTCCAACCTGAATTGTTCCGTGATATCCTCCGTGTGGCATTAGCTTATACCTCTTGCTGCTATTGCTTTACCAAGTGGATCATCATCTAATAAAGCTAATCTTGAGTTTTGATCTATACCTCTAGTAGGCGTTGCCTCTGTAGTTATAGGTTCTGGTAACACTGGTGTCTCTTCTTGTTGAGTTGGTTCAACGGCCGACGGATCTATGTTCGCGGGCGCCGGTTGGTCTTTAGATCCAAATATGTCAGGTCTTACTAAACCTTTATCATCATATCTTTGTTTTAAATATTGATCTACAGCTTGCATGGTTCCAATGTCGTCTAAACTTTGTTGTGATTTTAAATAGAATTCTTGAGCTGTTGGTTCATTATCAGACACTCTTTTTTGTATCGCATTAAACTCATTATCTAATTCACCTGGTAACTCAGGAAAGTCTTTATATAAAGTTTCAATGGCCTCTAAAGCATATCTTTCACTGATAGGTAAGGCACCTTTTACAGTTTTAATACCTGTAAGAGAGGGAACTAATTTAGGAACTTTTAAAGGATTTAATGATTCTTGCGCCGCTGCTTTCATAGCCTTTGTTGTTGCATCGAGAGCCATTGGTGACGCTAACACATAACCTAATTTTCTAGCTACAAGTATACCAAGTAAAGTCCCTGCAGCACCTCCACTAGCACCAGCCATCGCATAACCTGCAGCCACTGGTAGCACAGATGTAGTGAAAGCTCTTACACCGCCCAACATTGTTCTTCTTGCTAAGAATTGTGACATGTTTAAGTTTTTACCGTTAAAGAAAGTTTCTGCTGCATTTGCAAAACCTAATAATGTTTTTGCATCAGGTAATTTTATTGTTTTACCTGCTATATTTAAAGCTTCTTCTAATGCACTACCCTTTACCTCTAGGCTTTTACCTAGTTCATCTAATCCTAATATGTTTTTAAATTTTGTAGCATTAAACGTTAAGTTATCAAAATTATCAAACGCACTTAATTCAAAGTCAAGTAATCCAGGTTTATCACCTTTAGTAACAGAAAAACTATCTTCAAATGCACTTAATAGTTTTGCTTTGACACCTTTGCCAAACATTTCATCGCCCATTAATCTTCTCATCGCTTGTACAGCTTTAGGACTTTTAAAATCTCTAAAAACTGTAGAAAACAACCTGTCAGATTCTACATTGCCAGGTTGTTTTATGAGAGCTTGGAAAGCAAATTTAGAGTCTTGTCCTAGGGCTTTCGCAGATGGCGATCCAAATAATAATACCATGTCTTTGTAAGCACGATCCGCTTTATTTAATAAACTTTTTATTTCTGCACCGTTAGGAGCACCTGCAGCAAACTTGCCTAAAGATTTTTCTAATGACTTAGATACCTCAAATAAAGAGTCACGCAACTCAGGTATGTCACCAGCTTTAGGTTTTATTCCATATTGATAAACTTGATCATTAAGCAAAGATCTTTGTACCTTCCAAGTAGCGCCTGTAATCATGTTACTACCTAGGTTAGCTATATTAGTAAGTGAGCCGTACATTTCACTGTTCAAAATATTTGGATTGCCTAATGCTACCTCGTCAATAAAAGCTTTTTGTTGTTTAGCTATATTAATTGTATCAGATAAATCTATTATTTGTTTATTACCAATAGCATTAAAAAAATTTGTGTACTTATCATTTATACTACCAACAATATCTCTTGTTATTCTATCTCTTACTTGTCCAAGATTAACACCCAAATCAGCTAAATTAAATGTTGGACCATCCATAAAAACATTTTTTGCTGTATCAATAAATTTAGCTTGAGTCTCTTTGAATGCTTTACCTATGCCTCCTCCATAAAAAGGTATTCTTCCTAAAGCGTTTGATACAGATCTTACAGTTTCAAATCTACTAGCATCTAGTATTGATGGTGTCATACCAGTTAATTCTCTTATTCTTTTAGCTTCCTCTACCTCTTTACCTCCAACACCTAAAGCATATCTCCCTAAAGGTCTTAATGCATTCATTGCTGGTCTAAAAAATCCAAAAGCCGTTCCAAATGCTAAATCTATTTTAGCTTCTCTCATTAAATAATTTTTTAATTTTTCTTGATCAGGTCTTTCAATGCCTTGTTCAAACCCTAAGAACTCACCTATTTCATTGTACGTAGGTGTATACAACATTTTCTTTTCATTAAGGTTATCTAATAGTTTTTCATATCCTACTAAACTAGAAAGATATCCTAATGTGCCACCAATGACAGATCCTGCTACTGCACCAGCTGGGCCACCAAATAAACCAAGCCTTGCACCAGCAACTGCTCCACCAAAAGTACCACCAAGTGAGCCACCTAAGCCTAATATTAATTTTAGTGCTGGAAAAGGGTTGACCATCTCACCACCATATTGTTCATTTTTTATTTCATCTCCTCGTATTAATTTAGGGTTGAGTTCTTGGTCTGTATAACCAGCTAAACCTTGAAAACTATCAATTGTAGCCATGATATCAGCTTGAGATCTACCATCTGCTATGCCTTTTTTTGCTATTTCAGCTACGCCTTGTCTAAATTTATCCGGAGTCATTTTGTGTTTTTTAGGATCATACCTTGTAGTGCCAGTTGCTTTTTCTGCAGCTTGTTTAAAACCAAAGAACTCAGGCAATTGACTTCCGGGCGGTAAGAAAGTAGGTAAACCATCTTGTGCCTTAGGCATCTCTTGATTTGTTTCTTTAAGACGTTGTTGTCTTATTTGTGCTAATTCTGCTATTTGTAACATCATGGCAATATCCCATATTCCTTTAAAAATCCGTCACCCATTTTATCTTCAATCATATCCATGGTGGTCATATTATTTATTTGACCAGCCTCTACACTACCAAATGCGTCACTAACTTGTTCTTTTTGATAAACACCACCCACAACTGTAAGTCTTCCTGTTTTTTTATCCTTAACTAAAACCTTTTGATATTTTTCAAAATCTTCTGCATTATAAAAAGGTCTTATCATATCATTATAGTTTCTTATGTAAAAGTTTAACATACCCTCAGCTCTATTCATAACCTTTTGGTGATAATTTCCACCACCACCTACTTTTACTACACTTCTTGAATCTGCAATAACGTCTTTTAAAAGTCTGTTTGATCCTTGTAAATATCTTGCAAAAGAAAAAGTTCTTTGAGCTTCAATAATTTTTAATAAGTTTAAATTTTTTGTAAGGACATCATCTTGAAATTCGCTGTAATAATCAGACAACTGAATGATAGCATCATTCTTTTCTTCCTGAGCCATATTGCTAGCATTTATTTCTTGGATAGCTTTTCTGTAAGAAGAATTTACGTCATCAAGTAAATTCTCTGGATTTACATTTATACCTAATTGTTTAGCAGCTTCTACCTCTTTATCTAATTTTGTCATATCATCAGTAAATTTGCTTGTATCAAATTCAAAACCTAAATAATTTTTTGCATAGTTTGACAAATCACTTAAAATACCTGTTGTCGTTGAGGTAAACAAAGAAATATTATAAAGAGGACCATATATTCTTTTACCTGCCTCTTCATTTAATCTTCCGATGTCTAAAATAGTTAATTCACCCTGTATTCCTTGTTCAAGAAAATTCGCCTGCTCTAACATTTCACTTACAGCAGCTTTATTATCTCCCAACAAACCACTTGTTGCGGGTCTATCAGTTGCTAATCCTGGAGCTGTTACTGTAAATATTGGTTTACCAACTAAATTTTCTGGTGTTGGCACACCACCTATTTTTTCAGGATACTTAATATTAGAATAAAAATTTGCCTCTGCATTTGTCATGGTGTTTTTAAAAAACTCTAATTCTCCTGTCAATTTACCATCTTCATTGTATTGTAACGTTTGTATAGATGTAAGATTGTCTGTTGGCTCAAACATTCTTTTTCTGTCATCATCTTCTTCTTTTACTAAACTAAATGCCGTAAGACCTATCTCTTTTAAATCTTGTTGTTTTTGTCCTTTTTGATTTATTAAAAACTCAGTTGTAGGAGCTAATGCTTGAGCAAAAATATCAAGCATTCTTGGTAAAGGTTTTCTTTTGTCACTTCTTGCGTTAAGGACATCAACACCAAACTTCATTAATAATAAATTAGGATCTACCTTGTCATCAAAACCTATTGCGGCTTTAAGTTCCTCTGTAAGATCACTAACTCTTTGTTTTTTCTGCTCTGCAGTTAATTGACCCTCTGATGCTTTTAAATCCTCAAAACCTTTTTCAGCTATAATTTTAATTTGATCATCTCTTTCATTAACTATGGCTGCTTCATCAATCTTTTCTTGAATAGCAGAAGGCATTTTAAAAGGTGCATTTGCATACTTTTCATTGAACTCTTCATCACTTATTGTAGTTTCTTTATCCGCTACTTCTTGTTCATAAATGTTTTTACTATATTCATCAGCAGTATAATACTTGTTAATGTCCGTAAAAGCTTCAGTTACATTTGTTGTGTCTATTCCTCCAAAATCAGATGCTTTAGCCGTAGTGCTTGCATCAATTAAATTAGGATATGTTTGTTCACTAACACCAACATCTCTATCAAACATTTGTCCAGATAATGCATAGTATTGGTTTTTTAATTGTTGAGATAAAGTTCCAGCTTGATCAAAATTTGCTAGATCTGTGTCTAATGCTTTAATAGCATTTTGTAATTCTTCAACATTGTAATTAGTATAATTTTGTTGGATATTATTATATTTATCTCGTGGTGCAAAATCGCTTACAAAACTTTGTATTGTATTGATGTCTTGAAAGAAATCGCTGAGTAAAGAATTTTTATTAACTTCTGCCATGACTCAAACTCATTATGCCTTTCTCCATCATACTGCCACCATCTTTACTAAAAATATTACTACCACCTAAAATGGTTGCTCCTGTGCCGATTATGTCTTGTAACGGAGATGTTGTTTGACCATACGTTGTCTGAATTTGTGTGCCTTGATTAGATGGTAGACCTGCAATAGCATCAGATAAAAATCCAAATAATTGTAATGGCTGTTGTTGTGCAGCTAATTGATTTGTAAAGTTAATATTAGCAAAATCTTGTGCAACTTTTTGTTCTAAAGTACCAGCTCCTAGTAAAGCTTGTATGTCTGACATACCTAGTTTCGATGCTAAGTTTGCCAATCCACCTCCTACTTGAGCACCTGCAAGTAAAGTTTTTGCAGCATCAACGTCAGCTTTAGAACCAGCAGACGTAAAGTATGGTGCAAGTTGCGCAGATTTAAGTTTTTCGCTTTCTTCTTGGCCAAACACACCTAGCCCTGTTTTTAATGCTTGATCAAATATATCTTTTGATGATTTACCTATTGCAGATAGTCTTGCTTCTTCTAATAAACTTTTAGCTACCGCTTCTCTATCTCCACCAAAAGCTCCTACTTTTGTTGCAGCGTCATCAATTTTTTTACCAGACAATGCAGCTTGTTTATTTATTTCATCAATAACAAATTTGTTATATTGATTTATAAATGGGTCAGCCATGGACACATCAAATTTAGTTGCTAATGCATCTTCTAATGCTGCTGTACCTGTTTTTAAGAAATCTGGTCTTGTTGCAGTTGCTTTATCTATACCAGTATCTAATGTAGCTAAAGCTTTTGATACTGTGGGATCAAATGCGCCTATACCTTTTTTTAATAACTCTATGGCTTCTTTTTGTGTATCAGATAATCCTACAGCTTCTCGTTCAGGTAATCCCTCACCTTTAACCTGTATGATATAATCCTCAATAGCTTTAATTAAGTCTGCTTGAGACTTTTCTATAAACTCCGGTTTTCTATATTCTATCTCTTGTCTTTGAGCCATTACGTATTCCTTACAACCATATTAGCCATATCAAGATCTTCCATAACTCTACCTAAACCACTAGTCATATTACCATCTTGCATTTCTAATTTCTTTAAACCATTTACTTCTTCTGTCGGCATACCATCTTGAGCTGTCATAGGCATTCTTTGTCTAGGCATACCTAAATTTAATTTTGACATAATAGACATAATTTCTTCTATAGATTTACCTTGCGCCATCATTTTTCTAACAATCTCTTGTATATTCATTCCTGGTCCTGGCATAGCTGTTTGTTTACCATCTTGCATCATAATATTCATTCTTGCTAAATCATCTTTTGTTATTCCTAATCTGTCTAACAAACTTTTTTGTTGAGCTTGTAATTGTTTTAATTTATCTGCAGATTTTTGATCACGAGTCATTTCTAAAATTCTTTGTTCATTCTCTATACCCTTTTGAATAAACATTAATTGTTTATTTAAATCTGAAATTGTATTACCAGATTCTCCTAATATACCGCTGTCTAATCCATCTTGTGCCATTACAGGAGCGTAATTCATGCTGCCATCTTCTGCACCTTGAAAGTCATAACCCATTTGTGTAGCCATAGGTTTTGTATCTGCTCTTAATTTATCCATCATTTGTTGACCTTTTTCTGTGTCTCCACCACCTAATGCGAATAATGTATACTCAGGTATTACGTGTTCATTGTTACTTACTAATATTTCTTGTGTCTGACCTGTGTTAGGATCTACAATTTCACCATCTAATAAATCTTCTCTACCTGCGCCCATGCCTACTAATCTACCTCCAGTTGGATTTATTCTGTCACCACCTATTTGACCACCCATATCTCTAGGCTCTATTAAATCTCCAATACCACCACCATCTGCTTTTGCATCCATGCCAAACATTTCTAAAAATTGTGGTAGAGCTTGTAAACTTGTTTTTCTTCTAATTGACTCTGCTTGGTCTGCATCTATGACCATTGTATAAATGTTTTCAAAATCTGTAGAGTCAGATGATATACCTAGATCTCTTGCAATTGATTTTGCGATGTCATCTTTTTCTTGAGTTGTTAAGTTAAATTGAAACTCTCTTGTCTCCACACGATTAGGATCTCTGAGCTTCATAGTAACCATTTGACTAATCTTCTCTTGCGTTGAAGGTGTTTCTTTTACAGGCATGCCACCTACAGCTCCTGTAGATCTACCGGTCTCAAATGTCATTCTGTTACCATCTTTACTTACTGTTGAGCTACCGATCAGGCCCATCTTTTTTAAGAAATCAAATATCTCATTATCACCTAATTTATCAGCTTGCCTTGCATCTTCTAAGAAAGCACCTGTTACATCATTTACTAAAAATGGATTCTTGCCTGCATCATATTGAAAAGCTGTTCTAGTTTCTCCAGGTAATTCTTCTGCATCGAATAAACCAAGCCCAGCTCCAAAGCCAAGCCCACCTGCTACACCTGGTAAAAATCGAAACGGATTATCTTTATCTAAACTTTCAAACATGGCTGCATCTTTTAATCTTTCTAATGCTAAATCTCTTGCTAATGCTGTTTGTGTGGCTCCTGGACCTGCTATTTTTGTATTTTTTAAAATATCCATTGGAGATATGAAATTGCCGGCACTTTTAGATCCAAAAGTTTGACCACCAAAGTATCCACCTATACCACCTGCTAAAGCTTCTTTACCACCTTTACCTGCAATTAAAGGCACCCCTGCACCAATGAGTGTAGAGTACAACGGACCGAGGCCAAATGCAGACGCTGCAATGCCAGCAAAAGGGGACAAATCCCCAGCTACATCTTTAATTTTTTTAAAAAACCCTTTAAGCATAATCTCCTAAGCAATTTATGTGATTGTTTTAGCAAGCTGGCAGGGCTTGTGAAATAAGCCAATTAATTGTACAATTATAGGCAAATTATTGTTATATGACAATAGATAAATGGAGGAACTCCGAATGCAAAAAGAAATAAAACTTAAATTTGACGCTATTAGACCTTTTGGCCCCACTGTAGTTAAGGGCAAAGTGCCTGATTTTATTTTAAATATTGTAAATAAAAAGTGTGATGAGTTGTTAGGTGATCCTAAATTAGCTAAACAATGGGATTGGTCACCTAATTTAGCTGGTAATGTTAAACAAGAAGTGCGTATGCCACCTGAGTGGATAGATGGTGACGGTCAACAATTAGTTTTTTTAATAGGTGAGATGGTTAAATCTTATCTGTCTATACCACCAGCAAACGAAACACTAGCGGCAGAAAAAATAGACAAAATGGTTATTGAATCTATGTGGGCCGTAAGCCAATGGTCAGGAGATTTTAATCCTGCACATATGCATGACGGAGATCTATCAGGTGTTTTTTACACAAAGATGCCAGAGAGCATTGATAAAGAAAGAGCAGTAGAAGATCATTACCCTAGTATAGGTGATATAATTTTTATGTGCGGTGATCCTAAAACTTTTAGTGGACATAAACTGCAACACTCACCAGAAGTAGGCGATATATTTTTGTTTCCATCCTGGCTTACACATATGGTTTACCCTTTTAGAACACCAAATGAAGAAAGAAGATCTGTGTCTTTTAACTTACGTTTAGTTTCAAAGGATGCAACTTTAACCACGGATGAACATAAATAACGTACCAATGGTAAGAATTACTTGGCTTGATGCTAAGGATATGGAAACAGGTTGGTTGCCCGTAAAAGACATAATGGATGCTCCGTTGGCCGTTTGTCAAGAAGTAGGATACATGGTTGTAAACAATGATGACAAAATTGTAATTATGAGATCTTGGTGCGTGGATAAAGATGACAATCATGGCGGCGGTGCTATTGCCATACCAAGAGGTTGGGTAAGAAAAATAGAATATTTAAAAGTAGAGTATGCAACACAATAAAGATACTAAATTCGTTATGTACGTTGACGATTTTTTATCTATCGAAACTTTAGAATCACTACAAGAAACTTTTCTAAATTTAAAATTTAGTGAAGTGAAAAACCCAGAGGGTCAAATATACGGATACAGACACACTTTTCCTCATAGTTTCCATACGGATCCATTATTAAAAATAATAAAAAATTATTTTTTTCCACATAGAAATTTAGTTCCAATATCAGTCAGTGCACATTTAAGACAAAATGATAAAGAGCCTTTATTTCATGTAGATGTAGAAAAAGATAATGTTGCAAATTTTTTACTTTTTGTGAAAGGAGATCCTTTGTTTAATAATGGCACAGGTTTTATGACAGGTAGCTCGTTATCAACCCATATAGGTTTTATAGAAAACAGAGCGTTATTTTTTAATGGTAGTAAAATACCACATTCGGATTTACAGTCTTTTGGAGACAGTTCTAAAAGATATACACTTAATATTTTTTATAAAGATGAATAAAATATTTATTGGCACTCCTTGTTACGGCGGCATGATTACTGCGGATTACTTTAAAAGTTGCATGCAGCTTGTAGCCTTAGCTGCCTCTAAAAAAATAGAATTACAGTTTGGAACTATAGGTAATGAATCACTTATAACTAGAGCTAGAAATACTTTGGTGCAATTATTTATGGATGGTGATTATACTCATCTTTTATTTATTGACTCTGATTTAGCTTTCAACCCAGAAGCTGTCATTAGAATGCTTGAGTACGACAAAGACGTGGTAACAGGTATTTATCCTAGGAAAACTATTGATTGGATTAAGGTCAAAAAAAGATTGAAAGAAAACCCTAATATGTCTGAGGATGAGTTACTTGCAGCCTCATTACAATATAATTTAAATGTTAAAAATCCTGATAGAATAGAAATGCAAAAGGGATTTATAGAGGTTATGGACGGTCCAACTGGTTTTATGTTAATTAAAAGAGATGTGTTTGTAAGAATGGCAGAGGTTTATCCAGAACTTAAGTTTGTGCCTGATCAACATATTAATCAATCTCACGACAAAGAATTTGATTATCACAAAACATCTGATTGGAATTACACTTTTTTTGACACCATGATTGAACCACAAACTAAAAGGTATCTGTCAGAAGACTATGCTTTTTGCCGTTTATGGCAAAATATGGGTGGTAAAATATACGCAGACATCATGAGTGGCATGACACACTACGGAAATTATGCATTTAGAGGTAATGTTGGAACTCAATTCTTGCCACAAAACAATAAGTAATTTATTATTCCCGCATGCAATTAGTAGACCTTAAATTTAGACCAGGTATAGATAAACAAGACACTGCTTACTCAGCTGGAGACGATAGAAAATATGTTGACTCTGACTTTGTAAGATTTCACTATGGCAAACCAGAGAGATGGGGTGGTTGGGTTAATCTTCCAAATCCTAATGTTACAGTTGTAGGTGTCGTTAGAGATACTCATTCTTGGATAGGATTGGACGGAACAAGATATTTAGCCTTGGGCACGGACAGAAAATTATATATTTTTTCTGAAGGGAAAGTTTATGATATTACCCCTATAAGAAGAACGGCTAGTCTTACAAATCCTTTTGCTACATCAAGTGGATCATCTACAGTAACAGTTACTGATAATGCACATTTAGCTGAGGTTGGTGCTTTTGTTACTTTTGATAATGGCTCTGCCACGAACGTCGTAGATGGTATAGACTTTAACGCAGAGTTTGAAATTTTGTCTGTGCCCACTGCTAACACTTATACAATAGATGCGGGTACAAATGCATCTGGCACTACAGCTGCGGGTGGTGGTTCAACAGATGCTAGTTACCAAATAAATTCTGGTCCAACAACTTCTACTTATGGATATGGTTGGGGAACAGAAACATGGGGTGCAAGCACTTGGGATACACCAAGATCATCATCTAATGTTGTGGTTGCAGCAAGAAACTGGTCATTAGATAATTTCGGTGAAGATTTAATTGCTACAGCTTTGGATGGTGGCACATTTGTATGGGACACATCTGGTGGTTTAGCTGCAAGAGCCACTGCTTTATCAAACGCTCCAACAGCATCAAGGTTTAGTTTAGTTTCAACAGATACAAGACATTTATTAATATTTGGCACGGAGACAACGATAGGTAACTCCGCTACACAAGACGATTTGTTATTTAGATTTTCAGATAGAGAAGATGCAACAGACTATACTCCCGTCGCTACAAACGAAGCAGGATCTTTGAGGATAACAGATGGATCTAGGATTGTTGGCGCTGTAAAATCAACTGGTCAAATATTAGTTTGGACTGATACATCATTACACGGAATACAATTTGTTGGCACACCTTTTACTTTTGGTCTTAGACAACTTGGAGCTAATGCTGGATTAATTGCACAACACGCAGCTATAGAAGTTAATGGAGTTGCTTATTGGATGTCTGACAATGCTTTCTACTTATACGATGGTGTTGTTAAAAAAATGCCTTGCACCGTTCAAGATTTTGTATTTGATGATTTAAGTTACACAAACAAAAATGACATTGCAGTTGGTCTTAATACAGCTTTTAATGAAATAATTTGGTATTATCCCTCAGCTAATGCAACTCAAATAGACAGAGGTGTTGCATACAACA